TGACCATTTTACACTTGATGCTTTTATACCATTGAGTTTAATTTGTGTTGATTGTCCGGCAGACAATGTAATCTTTTGGTTTGTAATATTAAGTGTAGCAACACCTGCATCAGAGTCAGGCATAATACATACAACTGAAATAATCAATGCGAGACAGGTTAATAGTGCAATAATTCGTTTCTTCATAAGCATAACCTCCTTATTTCTCTAATAATTTATTATATAGTTCCTTTAATGCGGCATCTTTTCTGTCCATAGCCTCATTGTGATGTCGTATCTGTTCATCCTTAAATTTTATTTGTGCTTGCAAAAATTCTATCTGCTGCATATAAAACTGTTCGCGATCTTTGTTTTTCTTATCTTTTGCATCTATTCGACTCTGCAACTGACTAATAATTTCGTCCTTTAATTCTAACCTTGTTTGCAATGTTTTTATTTCAATTGTGTCATCTTCAGATGGAGAACTTAACACATCTGCAATAGGCTTTAGTACATTGTTGTAATCATGATTATGATTATGTTTATCCGAAAAAACTAATTTAACAGTAGATAAAGACACAGGACATCCTCGCAACTCTGTTTCATCTGCTATTTGCTGATATGTAAATCCTTTTTCGATTCTTAAGACTTTTAATTCTTCAATTAACTCCTGTTTCTTGGTATTAACCAAATTTTAACCCCTCCTTTAGCCTATCATTTGAATAGGCTTGTACTAAATTTAAACTGTATTAACCATAAATGTGATGATATTTTATAATTGTTCCGAGCGAAGGCAGATGTCTTTTTACTTTCCCTGGATGTCTGCCTATTTTTTGAAAGGCGGTGTGTTATGAAAGAAAAGACTTTAGAAAATTTTAAAAAATTGTCTCCTGAGAAGCAGGATGAACTTATTGCTTTTTTAATAAAGTTAAAATCATATTATGGACCAATATTTGCTCATCTTCACTCAACTGAGAATAAAGATTAGCAAATTGATCTAATTTTTCATTTTTGTCATTATCATTCTTGGATTTTGATATTGGAAAAAGGTCGTTATCATCACCATATCCTAAAATATAAAGTGGCGAACAGCCTAATACATCCGCGAGAATTTGAATTTTATCCTGTCTCATGTTTTTAATTGAGCCTTTTTCCCATTTTGAGATAGTACCTTTGGATACGCCAATCATTTCAGCTAATTTTTCCATGGTGTATCCTTTTTTTGTACGCAATTCATATAGTCTTTTTGCTGTTATTTCAGAATAATCCTTTTCCATAATAACACCACCTTTCCGATTTAGTGTGCTTGTTGATTATTATATACTAAAATCTCACATAATGCAAAAAAAATTTCCTTTTATGAAACTTTTTTCTTGACAAACAAGTTTCCTTTTGTTAAACTTGCTTTAGTTTCCAAAAAGAAACAGGGGCAAAAACACAATATAAAGGAGGTGAGAGCATGGACAAAAACAAGTTATTGTACTTTATTAAAGATAGAGGTTATAAAGTCGAGGATTTCTGCAGAGAAATTGGATTAAACAAAAGCAAACTTTATAGAAGAATTAACAATCAAAGTTTTGTTATTTCTGAAATCTGGAAGATTGCTGAGTTTCTAAATCTGACACTTGACGATATAAACTCTATTTTTTTTGCAAATTATGTTTCTCAAAAGGAAACAATGTGAGGTAAATATGGATAATGAATTTTTACTACAAGATCGGTTGCAGAAAATCAGACAAATAATTAATCAATATGGTGAAGATAACTTCTATTTATCGTTTTCTGGCGGCAAAGACAGCACATTGTTGTCTCATTTGATTGATATGGCTTTACCGGAGAATAAGATACCGAGAGTTTTTGCGAATACAGGAATTGAATTAAAAATGATTGTAGATTTTGTAAAAGAACTGCAAAAGGATGACGATAGATTGGTAATTATTCAGCCAAGTCAGAATATACAGAAAACTTTAAAAGAATTTGGATACCCGTTCAAAAGCAAAGAACATAGTTTTTATGTTTCGGTTTATCAAAACAATATGTGTTACACAAAAGCGGTAAACAGATATTTATATCCAGAAGAGTCAAGAAAAACATTTGGTTGTCCTCCTAAATTAATGTATCAATTCAACGAAGATTTCAAACTTAAAATTTCAAAAAAGTGTTGTGATAAGTTAAAGAAAGAACCGATTCATTTATGGCAAAAAGAAAATGATAAGCCATATGCAATTATAGGGATTATGGCGAGTGAAAAAGGTGGCAGAAGCAATGCAAATTGTTTAGCGTTTAGAAATAACAAACTGTTCGCCTTTCAGCCGTTAGTTCCAGTAACAAAAGAATGGGAAGATTGGTATTTAGAGAAATATGATGTACATATTTGTGACATTTATAAACCACCATATAACTTTGACAGAACTGGATGTAAAGGCTGTCCATATAACATAAAACTTCAATCTTCATTAGATATACTTGAAAAATATTTTCCTGACGAAAGGAAACAATGTGAAATTATCTGGAAACCTGTTTATGACGAATACAGGCGGTTAGGATACCGTTTGAAAAAAGAAGTTAAAAATCAAATTATTGATGACTTGAAAAAGGGACAACTTGAAGGGCAAATGGATATATTTGATTTTTTGGATAACTGATATTTTTTTTAATATACAAGTTTCCTAAACGAAACAAGCACAGGAGGTTGCTTATGAAAAACAAAAGGCCAAATCAAAGGGCGAGGATAGTTCAATATCTTGACAGTCATGGAAGTATAACCCGATTAGAGAGCTGCACAGAACTGTTTATCTTTGAATTATCCGCAAGGATCATTGAGCTAGAAAGAGATGGTTGGGTATTTAACAAGGCAAGGGAATCCGTAAAAAATAGATTTGGTGAAACCAAGACATTCACAAGATATTCAATCATTAAAAGAGGAACGTTGTAATGGGTAAAGCTGGCAGAAAACTTACGCGACTTGAGAAAGAGTTTGTACAAGGCAATGGGAAGAACCCTAAGGAGTATATCTTCCTGTATGACATTAACGATAGTTACTTTAAGTGCAAGAACAAGATTACAGGAATCGAATGCACTATAGATAAGTACAGACGTTCTAAAAACAAATACGATTATTAGGAGTATGAATATGAAGTGGAGAAGGACAAGAAACAGAATACTTAAAGGCATCACAGCTATATCAGTGATTTTTGGGATACTGTCAATCATGGCCTTAGATGGTAACAGTATTGTTCCTGTAATTGTTTTAGGAATATGTGTAGCGTGGGGATGTTTGTTTGGAATAGCAAATACAAAGTAAAAGGAGAAGAAAATGGAATTAAAGATTCAGAGTATCGAAATGACTAATTTCAAGGGCATTAAACATAAGAAGTTAGTATTTGATGGAAAGAGCGTAAAGTTGTGCGCTCAGAATGGTGGATTTAAGACAACTACATCTGATGCGTGGTTTTGGACTACAAGTGGAGTTAACACAGCCATGGTTAAAGATCCAATGGTAATTCCTGTTGGTGCTGAAGAATGTCAGCCAACAGTAGAGATTGAACTAACCATTGATGGCAAGCCACTTAAGTTAAAGAAGGTCCAGAAATATAAGACTAAAGAAGTTGATGGAAAAATTACATCATCAGCTAACAATACATTTTACATCAATGATGTTGAGAAAACACAGCGAGACTATATCGCTGATTTAAAGAATCGTGGCATAGACACAGATAACTTTCTTATGTTCAGTCATCCAAATGCATTTATGGCTGATACATCTAAAAAGGGCAGAGAAGAGATGCGAAGTATTCTCTTTAAGATGTGCGAGGACGTTTCAGACGAACAGATTGCATCAGAAATGTCAGGCATTGAAGAATTAAAAGCCCTCCTGGAAAACTATTCACTTGATGAATGTGAACAAATCAATAAGGCGACACTAAAGAAAATTAACGAAGAATCCGGTAAGGATAATTCCTTGTATCGAGCAAGAATTGAAGAGTTAATCGGGCAAAAATCGAATCAGGACAAAAAGGTCCTTGAGGAACAAAAATCAAATTATGAATCAGAAATAGAGCGTATAGAACAGAAACTTGCCGACTTATCAAGTGGCAAGGCTGACATATCTAATAAATTATCCAAAATGAAAATTGAACGTGACAACCTTGTCACTGATGCAAATTCAGAACTTAATAGCAAGAAAGTTGAACTCGATAAAGAATATAGAACAATTCAGTCAGCTTTAAACGAACATTCATGGCAGTTAAATATGGCACAGGCTGAAAAAAGAAGGTTAGAAGAAAAGTTATCTAACCTGAATGAAGATTTGAAAAAACAGAGAACTCTTTATAAGACTGAACAGGGTTCAAGACTTGATGAATCGGATCGTTACTGTCCAACTTGCCATAGAGAGTTTGAGCCGGACAAGTTAAAGAAGATTAAAGATGACTTTGAAGCGCATAAAGCTGAAAGACTTAAAACAGTTAAAACATCAGGCGAATCCATAAAAACAGAGATTGACGAAATTAAAGCACAAATTAGTGAAATTGATATAAAAATATCCAACTATGAGAAGTTGGTTGCAGAATCTCAGGCACAGTTTGATAAGTGCAATGCAGAATTAAATAAGCTGCCGGCAAGCATAGATTTGTCCAAGGATGAGGAATATACAAAGTTATCTGAAAAGATAGCAGAACTTGAATCCGAATTATCCACAGATGACAACAAACTGATTGAAGAGTTGACTTCTCAAAAGAATGTCAACAAGCAGATGCTTAGTCAGGTCAACGGTGAACTCGCTGT